AGGACTAAAAAAAGCAAGAGAAATCAACATTTTTTACACTTTTTTGTTCTATTTTTGTTCTTTTTCGTAAATTCTTGTTATATTACAACAAAAAATGAGCGAATCGAGTGTAAATGGTCGCCGGATTATGAACGAATCGCTGATGAATCGTTAAATTCAATGGACGACATGAAAAGAATCAACATACAGCAGATGAAAGCCGCTTGTAATTTTTAGATAAATAGTAAAAAAGGAGAAATTTCATGTCCCATTGTTCAAATTGTGGCCATATCAGTCATTGTGATGAAAAATGTATGCAAACTTACAAAGACGGTGACCAAAAAGATGTAACAATAGAGTGTTGTAAAGAATGTAGATGTGAAAAATGTAAATAATATGGCAAAAATGAGATTATTTAAGTTTTGGAATGAAGCAGGTGATGAAAAAGAGACCGAGCAGATAAGTTTAAAAAAAGCTATCATGTCAGTTCAGTCAAATTTTAAAGATAAAATGATTAGTGTTGAATATATCAGTAAAAAAGGCAAAGAGATGTGCCATAGTATATTCATACCAATTGGTAGAAGAATAAAACAAGAGTTAGTTAAAGAAAGACGAAGAGAGGCTTTGAAAGCTAAGAATGCCAGCCGTAAGTAGAGTAGGAGATTCACTATCAACAGGTCATGCTTGTGTAGGCACGACTACTATTGCTTCATCAAATACAGATGGAACCGTAAAAGCAAATAGTATAAATGTAATTGTTGTTGGTGCACCTACGGTATCACACCCATTTCCACCAAACCCCCCTTGCGCTCCTCATGTGGCTAACTTAAATGCTGGTTCACCTAATGTATTTGTTAATAGTATTGCTGTTGGTAGAATAAGTGATAGTGCAGACGCAGGCGCAATGACAAGTGGTTCTGGTAATGTTTTTGCAAATGGCTAGATATGTGTTATAAATATTACCGTTATGGCTATTTACGATTCACAAACACAAAGTAAGAGTACAAGAAATTCACGAAGATTTAGGGATATAGACCTAGATTTTACTAGAAACGCAGTTACTAATGATGTTAATGTAGTTGAAGATGTTATAGCTGTAAAAAGGTCAGTTAGAAATTTAGTACAAACTAATTTTTATGAAAGACCTTTTAATCCAGAATTAGGTTGTGGTGTAAGAGAGTTATTATTTGAACCGTTTACACCTATGACAAAAGTTTTTTTAGAGAGAAAAATAGAAGAAGTTTTAATTAACTATGAGCCTAGAGTAGAAGTACAAAATATAGCAGTAGATGATGACCAAGATAGAAATAGATTAGTTGTTGACATTTATTTTTATGTAGTCGGTGTACCAGGTCCACAAGTTGTTCAAACATTTTTACAAAGGGTAAGATAATAAATGTCAAATAAGTTAGTAGTTTCAGAATATGATTTTGACGCAATCAAGTCAAATCTAAAATTATTTTTACAAGGTCAGACTGCTTTTCAAGATTACGATTTTGAAGGTAGTTCATTAAATATTCTTTTAGATATTTTGTCTTATAATACACATTATCTAGCTTACTTGGCAAACATGTCAACAAATGAATTATATCTTGATAGTGCTGATATAAGAAATAATATTGTATCATTAGCAAAGATGATTGGTTATACACCATCATCACCAAGAGCGCCAATGGCGTCAATAGATATTCAATTAAACAACGCAACAGGCACAAGTGTTACAATGTCAAAAGGTACCGTGTTTACAACAACGGTAGATAATACATCATATCAATATGTAACTAATTCAGATATTACAATTACACCAAGTTCAGGTATTTACAAATTTTCTAGTGTGCCAATTTATGAAGGCTCACTTGTTACTTTTAAATATACGGTTGATGTAAATGATGTAGACCAAAAATTTATAATACCAAATGCAAACGCAGATACATCAACTCTATTAGTAAAAATACAAAATAGTTCTACTGATACTACAACAAATACATATTCATTGGCTGGTGGTTATAATAGTGTTGACTCAAATTCAAAAGTTTATTTTATACAAGAAGGCCAAGATGGTAAATACGAAGTTTATTTTGGTGATGGTATAAATGGTAAATCATTAGCAGATGGTAATATTGTTATATTAGAATATATTGTAACTAATAAAGATGTTTCTAATAGTGCAAGTTCATTTACTTTATCAGGTAACATTGGTGGTTTTTCAGATGTTACTATTACAACTATTTCAAATTCACAAGGTGGTGCTGAGGCAGAAACAGATGAATCAATTAAACACAATGCACCTTTACAATATGCAGCTCAAGACAGAGCAGTAACAACTTCAGATTATGAAACACTTGTACAAACAATTTATCCTAATGCGTTATCAGTAAGTGCTTGGGGTGGTGAAGATGATGAAACGCCAAGATATGGTATTGTAAAAATAGGTATTAAGGCTGCTTCAGGTTCTACATTAACAGAAACAACAAAAGCAGATATTGTAAATAAATTAAAACCTTATAATGTCGCTTCAGTTAGACCACAAATTGTTGACCCGGAAACAACTTCAGTTTTATTATCATCTACGGTAAAATATGATTCAAAATCAACAACTAAATCAAGTGATACTTTAAAATCAGAAATTACAACAGCTGTTACAAATTACAATACAAATACTTTACAAAAATTTGACGCAGTTTATAGACATTCAAAATTAACAGGTATTATTGATGATGTTGATACAAGTATATTATCAAACATAACTACAATTAAAATCAGAAAAAATTTTACACCAACTCTATCATCATCTACAAAATATGATATTTACTTTAGAAACTCATTATTTAATCCACATTCTGGCCATAACAAATCAGCAGGTGGTATTTTAAGTTCAACAGGTTTTAAAGTAACAGGTAGTGATTTAGAACAATTTTTAGATGATGACGGTAATGGTAATGTTAGAAGACAAGGCACTATTGATTACTCAACAGGTCAAATTACTCTTAACTCATTAAACATAGCTTCAATATCAAATATTAGAGGTGCAACTTCAACGGTTGTTGAATTAACGGTGACTCCTAATTCTAATGATGTTGTTCCTGTTAGAGACCAAATTGTAGAAATTGATATTGCTAACTCAACCATTAATGTAACAGCAGACACATTTGTTGGTGGCTCTGCTGACGCAGGAGTAGGTTACACAACAACTTCAAGTTATTAATGAACAATGGCAAAATTTAATGATAAAATTTCAACGATACTTAACAGCCAACTACCAGAATTCGTTGTTGCTGACCACCCTAAATTTGCCGAATTTCTAAAAGTCTATTATCAATTATTAGAGTCAGCAGAATTATCAATTGATACCATTGAAGGCACAGATGGTATTTTACTTCAATCAGAAACAGGTCAATTAAATAATTTAGTTTTAAACTCTAGTCGTAAAGATACTGCTAGAACATTACTAGACGCCGGTGATAAAATTCTTTTAGAAGAATCTACTTATGGTAAATTTACAAGAGGTGAAACCATTATAGGTCAGACTTCAAAAGCAACTGCTGTCGTATTAGTAGAAGATATTGATAATAATAGATTAATAATTTCAGCACAAGATAAATTTTCTGAAAATGAAATAATAATAGGTGATAGTTCAGGTGCTCAAGCAAACATTACAAACTATAAACCTAATCCAGTAAATAACATTGTTGATTTGATAAACTTTAGGGATCCTGATGGAGCCATAAGTTATTTCTTAAAAAATATGAGAGATGAGTTTTTAACAACTCTTCCTGAAAGTTTAGCAAATGGTGTTGATAAAAGAAAACTAATTAAGAATATTAAATCAATGTACAGGTCAAAAGGCTCTGTACGAGGTCACGAAATATTTTTTAGATTATTATTTGGCGAAACTTCAGAAACATTTTATCCTAGAGAACAAATGCTTAAGGCCTCTGATGGTGTTTTTGATTCTTTAAAAGTATTAAGAGTTATATCAAGTATTGGTGACGCAACTCAATTAACAGGAAGAAATATTACAGGTCAATCTTCTAATGCAACTGCTATAGTTGAAAGCACATCTCAATTTCAAATAGGTGACCAAACGGTAACACAATTAATTTTAAATGAAGATTCATTACAAGGAACATTTACCGTAGATGAAGAAATACAAGGAACATCTAGCGACACAGATGATTACTTTATTAAAGCTAATATTACTGGTATTCCTGGTAATAAAAATATTACAAATGATGGTTCTTTAAACTCAACAGCAGACACAATTAAAATTACAGCAGGTGGTGTAGGTGCATTATTTCAAGTAAATGAAATAGGACCTGGACAAATTACAGAAATTATAATTGATAACGCAGGAACAGGTTATAATATTGGTGATAATTTATCATTTACAAATACAGGTACAAACGGTAATAATGCTGCCGGTTTTGTTAAAATAGTTAATGGCGGTTTTTCTGGAGAATCTAATACAACAGGTATGTCAACTGGTGACAGAATTGTTTTAGAAGATGAAACAACAAAAGGTGATTCATATTCAGGTAATGTTGTAGTTCAAGAAAAATTTACAGACTTACAACAAATTACAGATTTGTTTATATCTAATAAAGGTGGCGGTTACACTACATTACCTACCGTATCTGTAACATCATCAACAGGTTCAAATGCAGTTATAAAAGCATATGGTGATGAAGTTGGTAAAGTTGTTAAAGTAAAAACGGTAGAATTAGGTAGAGGTTATGAAAATTCTCCTACACCACCTACATTAACTTTCTTTAATAATGTTATAGTAACAAATGTATCAGGTACTTTTATTTCTGGTCAGTCAGTAACAAGTTCATCTGGTGGTTCAGGAACAATTGATAGTCTTAACACTAACATAGGTTTATTAAAAATTAAAGATGTAACAGGTAATTTTAATGTAGATGATACATTAACATCAGCTAGTGCTGGTACATGTACTCTTAAAAAATCAGATGTTGCAACTGCTTCAGTTGATGTAGTTTCTGTTGCAGATACAGATGGTGAATTTATAAATGAAAAAGGCAAATTATCTGAAACGACAATGAAAATACAAGATAGTTTATACTATCAAGATTATTCTTATGTAATTAAAGTAGGTCAATCAATTGCAAGATGGCGGGACGCATTTAAAAAAACAATGCATACTGCTGGTTTTTATTTTACAGGTCAAGTAGATATTGAATCAAGAATTAAGGTAACTGCTGGTGGTCCTGTCAAAGGTGTAACTTCGGGCAAAGAAGAGGTACCATTCTTACAAATTGCAAACACATTGTTCTCTACTATATTTGGTAGAAGACTAGGAACAAATAGTGATGGCACAACATTAAGAGCCAGACCACATGAAGAGGGTACTTTAGATGTAAGTAATGATTATAGGGATCCTTTTGCTTCAAATACCAGAGATGTTACATTAACAAGAGAAAATTTAGTAATTGATTATTTAAGTAGAAAAAGAAACAAAATTACAGACCCTAGTGGTGTTGAGCATGATGTAAGAACAGGTTACGCATACGCAGGACCTAGAATGGGCAGTTTAAATAGATTTCATAATACGGTATATGGTACTTCAGCGGCTAATTCTTTCGCAACAACATTTGAAAATTTAAACGCATTAAGAATTAGAGGTACTAAAACGGGCTTAGACGGACAAGCAATACCACTATCGTTTTTTAACACGGTTGTTGGTCAATCAATTAAGTTAAATTATGCTTTTCCAAGTCAGTTTGCTGTTAGTGCTGATTTGTTTAGTAATACATTGACTAAATTTGATAATACAAATCTAACTTTTGATGATAGCACACCATAATAATGTTTATAAATAGTAGTAAGGAATAGGAAACCATGGCAATAAATCTAATTAATAGAGGCTCGGTAGCAAATGACGGAACAGGTGATAATCTCCGTGCAGGTGCTGAAAAAGTCAATGCTAACTTTAGTGAAATCTATACAGCAATAGGTGATGGTTCAACATTATCTGCTAATATAAAAGTAAAAGATGATACTTCTACAGTAGCCACAATTAACGCAAAAGGCGATACTTTAGGTATTTTAGGTGGTACTGGTATTACTTCAACCGTTTCAGGTTCAAATGTAACTTTAGCAGTTGACGGTACAATTGTTACAACATCAAGTTCAAATACACTTACAAACAAAACTATTAATGGTCCTGATAACACAATTACAAATATTGCCAATAGTTCATTAGCTAATTCTTCTATAACGATTTCAGATGGTTCTAACTCAACTGCTAGAGCATTAGGTTCTACTATAACAATTCAAGGTACATCTAACGAGGTTGAAGTTGCCGAAAGTTCAGGTACAGTAACAGTTGGTTTACCAAACAATGTAACAATTGCTGGTGACTTAACAGTTCAAGGTACTACAACAACAATTAATTCTACAACTATTGATGTAACAAATTCATTTACATTTGAAGGTACAACTTCAGATGATTTTGAAACTACATTAACAGTAATTGACCCTACAGCAGATAGAACAGTAAGTATACCAAATGCTACAGGTACAATTGTTTTACAAGATGACACAGCAACACTTACAAATAAAACAATTAACTTAGCAAACAATACTGTAACAGGTACTTTAGCACAATTTAATACAGCAGTTTCAAATGCTACATTAGTTGATACAGGAGTTTCTACAGCTTTAGACTCAACAACTTCAGGTAATAAATTAAGATTTAATTTTGATACCGTAGGTGATTTTCCAACAGCTTCAACTTATGAAGGTATGTTTGCTTACGATATTGGTGGTAATCACCCATATGTTGCAGACGCAGGTGGTTGGGTAAAAATAATAACAGAAAATGCTTCAGTAGGTGATTTATCAAATGTTAACATATCAGGTGTTGCAGACGGTAACGCATTAATATGGAGTTCAGCACAAGGAAGATTTAACGCTGGCACAGTAACAACAACAGGATTTGCAATTGCAATGGCTGTGGCTTTGTAATAAATAATAAGAGGAAATAAAAAATGGCACAAAACTTTAGAAGATATACCTCAAACAATGTAGGCACTTCAGCTGCTACAGTTTTTACTGCTGATTCTTTCGACACAATCGTAGGAATTTCGGTAGCAAATGTTAGCACAGGTACAATTAATGTAGATGTTTATATCAATGATAGTTCAAACGATATTTACTTAATTAAAGGTGCGCCGATTGTACAAGGTGGTATGTTACAAATTATTGATGGTGGTTCACGATTTGTCGTGCAATCAGGTGACGCATTAAAAGTAGTTTCAGATACAGCTAGTTCAGCTGATGTTTGGGTAAGCGCTGTTGATAGTATATCAACATAACAGAGGATTAAATGGCATACATAGGTAATAAACCAGCGGAAACATTTCACACCACAACAAAACAGGTGTTTACGCCTGATGGTTCAACTACATCATTTACTTTGGACCATTCAGTTGTAGGTGAAAATGAATTAGAGCTTTTTATAAACAATGTTAGGCAAGAGCCTGGCACAGGAAAAGCTTATACAGCCGCTACTACAACTTTAACAATGTCAGAGGCACCAGGGGCTTCAGACGATATGTATTGTGTATTTCAAGGTAGAGCTCAAGGTCATCATTTTGTGCCAGCTGCGACTATTCAAGGTTCTCATATACACACTACATTTGATTTAACAGGTAAAACTGTTACATTACCAAATGCCGCTGTTACATCAACACATGTAACTCAACATTTAAGTTATTCAAGTGGTGTTGCAACTGGTGACGGTTCAACAACAGCATTTACTATAAATGCAAATAGAGCAGTTGCTGATGTATTAGTTCATGTAAATGGTTTATTAATGACGCCAACGGCTGACTATACTATATCGGGAACAACATTAACTTTTCAAACTGCTCCGGCTAGTTCGGCAGAAATAGATTTTAGGTATTTACCAAAGTAGGATAATATGGGTGCAATAAAAAGAGATTTCGCAAATAACATAACATCAAGTGGTAACTTGTCAGCCCTTCCAGCTGCTAATTTAACAGGAACATTGCCAGTAACTAGTGGTGGTACAGGTGTAACCTCTGCCTCTGATATAGGTAACCTTAGGAAAATTGCTACTGCTTCTGGTACTGCTCAAACCGGAGTAGGTTCTATTCAAATAACTTTACCCGAAACTTATAAATCTTTTTTATTAGAATTTAGTGCTAAACCTGAAACAGATAACGCACACTTAACTTGTACTGTTTCAACAGATGGTTCAAGTTTTCATAATTCAGGTAATAACTATAAGTATGCTTATCAACACATTTATGCTAATAATACGGCACATGATGTAATTTATTCTAATGGTGCTACTTCGGTAGAAATGTCAAAAGACGCTGGTAATGATACTGGTAACGCTGAAAGTTGGAATCTCATCATGCGTTTAAGACCTATTGACACCGAGTCAAGTGTGAAACAATCAAACAATTGGACTTGGGAAGGCTGTAGATTTGATAGTAGTAACAATTTTAGAGAAATTAGAGGTAGTGCTAGTTTAGAGGCAACTTATGTTTTAAAAATGAATAAGATTAGTATTGCTCCTAATACTGGAAATTTTGAAGACTACTTTTATACTTTATGGGGGTACTTCAATGGCTAGATTTAAAATAGTAGATGGTGTAAAAATTGCTTACACAGCAGAAGAAGAAGCAGCTAGGGACGCTGAAGAAACAGCATGGGCGGCTGATAGTGCAAACAGAGCTATGAGTAATTTAAGAGATGAAAGAACAGCAAAATTAAGAGAATCAGATTGC